ACATCTCCTATCTCTCCTTTCTCCCAATAGTTTAACAACCATTCGGTATCGTAGTTTACAGATATGTTTGTCATATCTAGTGGTGCAGGAAAATTAAAATCATCCTGCTTAATATCAAATAAAGTTTTACCTGTATTACCAACAGGCATATCAAACCAGTTCTTAGCTTTAAGAAACTTATCTACATCATCGTGTTGCCAATTAAGAGAAGCATAGATAGCAGACCTACGACTACCACCTTGCATAACCTTCTGTCCTATAGAGTTAATCATCTGCATCTTAGGTATCGGGCCACTGGATATACCACCAGTACCCTTGAGGGTTTGTCCTTCAGGTCTATAGACAGAATAATCTATACCAATACCACCACCTGTCATAAGACAGGACTCAGACTTCCAAGATAGGTCAGCCCAATCCTCTCTAGTATCTTCTTCTGCTTTAAGTAGGTAGCAGTTATTAAAGAACTTCTTATCTCTACCTGCATAGTAAAGGTAACGGCCACCGGGAATAAATCTAAGATTAGATATATGATCTATCAGAGCTTCTTTATCATCCTTTGATAGCTTATCCTGACATACATCCTCAACTAATGTACAAGCCAGTTCATGAAATGTCTCAGCACCTTCATGAGAATACTTGGTATAAAATATATCTTCACTAAATTTAGATCTGAATTGTGGATTTCTATTTGATTTGAACATGCCTACCCCTTTCCCCTATTAAGTCGTTAAATAATTCTTGTTGTTCTCCTTCCTCTGGATAATGCATCTGCAATATTAACTGTGCATAGTGTATTGCTTTCTCAATATCCTTTTTACCTTCACCCTTGGTACGATGTCGAGTAATATATTTTATCACATTTCCTTCTAGGTAGTCAAGATTATTTGCATGAATATACTCTACTGGTTGAATACCACACCCCTTATAGTGATCTCCACCAACTTGAGTAGTTAAAGGATTAGATAAATTTTTGTAGTTTTCTTCTAACATTGTCTGAATCTCCTGATTGAATTACCTCGTAAGCAAATGTTCTAACCTTGGATGGTGGTAGTCCTGCATAATAACATATAGCTTCAAAGTCTTCACAGGTAACACCACTTGATGTAAAGAACCAAGCATGAGCTTGATCTCTATGTAAAGTTATTTTACTATCTTCATTTTCTTTTATTGGTTTAGATACATCTATTAATGCTTGAACAATAACAGCTATATATAAACTTTTATGTGGATCTTTTTCAGTAAGATCATATAAGTGTTCTGAAGATACACTCGTGTCAATCTTCATTATACTCTTCAACAGGTCTATAGAACTTACCTCCTACATAATTATTGTAGAAGGCTGGTTCGTCTGTTCCCTCCAATACAGAAGCTAAAACATTATACTTCATCTGATAGTAACACTCATAATATCTTAAGCTCCTTTTGTTTTTAAACTCTGCAATAATTTCAAACTTAAAATGTTTCTTACCTATCTTATTAATATCTTCAATAAGATGTTTGCTTGAACCCATATAAGTTTTCCAATTAGATTCAGTCTTCTTGGTTTTCTTTTTATACTTACGATAGTTGTAGTACTGTTTACAACCTACATAAGCTTTACCATTTTTAGTATTAGTAATGCAATAGACAAACCCGAACTGTGTTAGATCGGGCTTCTTAGAATACTTCCAATGCATTACCAATTAACTACTTCTTGAACATCAGGCTCCTTACCAACCTGCACCAGATATCGTTTACCTTTTGCATATTGAAAGACCCTGATACCTTTTCCTTGGTTAGTATCTGACCAACACTCTCTCTTATGACCACAATAAACACAACCAAAGGGTAACTTAAGATTACCAGACTTACCATCAGGTACAGGACTATAACACCTATCAGGTATCGAGTCTCTCTCAACCATTTCTTTAAGGTGCTTAACTCTTTCCTTAGCATTAATCATCTCCATAGAATGTACTTTACTAAGACATATCTCTCCAGTAGATTTATCTATTGCTAGAAATGCAGCTTCATCCACACCATTAGCTTCTGCATAAGCTGATATCTGTGCAATATAACCAAAGGGATCTTCCTCCAATAGGTTATTAGTTTTAAACTTTTGAAAGCTAGAGGAAGAAGCACTCTTACAATCAACAAGAACACCATCTATTATAGAATCTTGATGACCTTTAACTCCTTCAACTTCAACTTCCTTCTGTTGGTCTTCTACTCTATGACCTGATATTGAGGCACAAAGTAATAATAATTCTTCAAGTATATATCCATATAAAAATTTAATTCGAGTGCTGGCTGTTAAGGGTATAGCATCTCTCTTAGTATTAACGTCATACCATAACTGCCTATCAGGTTTACCTATCTGAGACAATCTAAGATTGCCATAAGCTCTAGGTTTTTCATACATAAATTCTTTTATATGAACCTTTAGCATTTCTCCAAAAGTATCTATATGCTTATCAACTTCTTTCTCCTCCATATCAATAGGATCAAGAGAAAATAAACTATAAATATCTTCAACTAATGTATCAATATTTTTCATGGCAAAAAAATAGGGGTGAGTAAATAAGCACCCACCCCCAAGTCTCCTATGCTAAGGGTTACGAGGCAAAAGGAACTTCTCCAACGTCTTGATTAGTATATCCATCAACAACGTCAAAGTCATCCGTTTTATATTCAACTAGGTCTACTACTTGCACAGCATTAAGGTATCCCTTAACACCACCACCATAGACTGTATACTCTTTAGGAAAATAAGATACATTAACTTTAGAGCCATTCCCAATAAGCTTATCATTAGGAAAAGGATTACGTTGAGAATCCTTTACAGATATCTTACGTGGTGAACCATCTTTAGTTCGTGCATACTGCTTAAGGGTAACGAAGTCTCCTCTATCGTCATCCTTATTTTTGATGGTAAGGCCATCACCTTCTGCAATCTTTTTATTCTTGGCATCAAGATTGCAAACTTCTATACTCCACTCACCATCGGGATTGAATTTGGTGTTTGGTGTAATAACATGTGCCCAATATGCTTCTCCAGAAATAACAGACATTTTAAAAATCCTTTCAAAATTTGATAATAACATTTGATAATAACTTGCTTGATTAACTTTTAAATTTCAGTGAAAACATCCTCCTTTAGTTGTTGATGTGTAAGTATATCACACTTATAACTAAGTGTCAACATACTAAATATGTTACCTATATAGTTCGTAAGAACTACTATATAGGTAACTATTTATTAAGCCAGAACAACGAATTAAACTGCCGATCATGTAATGATCCATACTTTATTCTAGGAACTTGCTTAATTAATTCTTGAACAAACTTCTTAGTGTACTTTTTCTTTGCTAACTTTCTATCAGGAAAGATCATGGTAACTCCTTCATTAGCTTTTCTTAACACTACAATACCTTCTGTATTCTGAACTACTAACTCACCAATGTAGCCATTAGGATCTGGAACTAGAATAACAAAGTTCTCTACACCTAGCTTACTAGCTTTACCTACAATGCTTGTACCTCTAATACCTACTGTAGCTGTAGGTAAGTCAAGCTTCATAAGGTCTGGGCCTAGCTTTGCTATATTACCACTAATCATTCTAAATGCACCAGTAACTATCTTGAGATCAATGTAACCATCTTTTTTTATTGGATCATATACAAGGTCAACCATCTCTAAATTAGATAACTCTCCTATATTAACAAAAGAATTATCTACAAGTTTAATTTCTAAAGAAGATTTCCTTTTGGTTACTATTCTATCATTCTTATAGAGCCAGTTATCTTTAACTAAACCTATAGACTTTCCTTCTCTTGTTAGAGTAGCTACTCCCTTCACATTTAAAACTCTAGCTATCTTGTCAGAAGCCATAGCAAACGTAACTAAGAACATGAAAAATAATAAAGAGTAAAAAATTATTAGTGTGTTTCTGCCCATGTATTTCCTACCTTATATTCACAATCCAATGGACACTTAACATCAAGTGTTTCTTCAGTATCTTTCATAGCATCTTTAGTTATCTGACCAAAGATAGTAGTATCTTTTTTACTTACTTCAAATTGGTATTCATCATGGACAGATGCTACTAACTTTGCATCAATTCCTTTAGCTCTAATACGTTCATCCATATGGACAAGCCACTGCTTACACACGATAGCTCCTGCCCCCTGTATGAGGGTATTTAAGCTGGAGTGTACAGCCCTGATTTGTAATCGTCTACCATCAAGACCTATGATAGTACCTTCCTCAGCAGCTTCCTGTACCTTACTCCTTAATCTATTAAGTGCTGGCATATTTTTTAGAAACCTTTGTATTAGAATATTACCTTGCTTTGCTCCAGCACCTACCACACTACCTATCTTAGCTGGCCCTGCACCATACAGAAATGCATAGATAAAAGTCTTGGCTTGATCTCTTGTCTCTAGTCCAGCCATCTTCTGATTAGCTGTATGAACATCACCTGTAAGAACCTCTCTGGTGAACTTAGGGTCATTCATATAGTGGGCAAGACAACGTAGCTCTAAACTACTAGCATCCGTACCCATAAGAACATGAGTATCGGGATTAGATACTGTCCATAACTCTCTACACTCCTTACCATAGGGACTATAGGTGGCTGGTACTTGTGCCATGTTAGGGCTGTTGTGAGCCATCCTACCAGTGACAGTACGTAGGGTCATTACTCTACCTCTGACACGATCATCTTCTTGACACTCCTGTATCCAAGACTTAAGTAGTCCAGTACGTTTCTGTAATAGAAAGTATCTACTAAACATCTGTGCTTCTGGCATATCAAGTTTAGATAATATATCTTCAGAGACTATTACATTACCTTTTTCTGTATGTTTCTTTGGTTTCCATCCTCTTTCCATTAGACGTTCTGCTATCTGCTTTCTGCTGGCAATATTAAATGGTATATATTTAGTCTTAGTTTTTAACTCTACCTTTGTAGGTTCAAACATTTCTTGTGCTTGTTTCTCAAGTCTATGTTGTTCATCTTCAAGTTGAGATAAAAAGACTGTAGCTTTTTGTATATTAAAAGCAAAACCATTTCTTTCTTGTTGATCTACTATAGCTCGTACCTTCCTTTCGAGTTCATACGATCTATCTGAGAACGTGCTACCCTCTCCTGAGAGGACACCAGCCACCTGCCTAGTGATCTCAGTATCCTTTTGACAATATTCCAACATTTCTTTAGTAAACCTAGTAAAGTCATTGTAGTCTCCTTTATTATAACCAAGTCTTTCTCCCCATGATCTTAATGAATGACCACCATCTCTAATAGGATTGTATAGTTGAGACTCAATAAGAGTATCTCTTACTTGAGATAGCTTTATATTAGAGCCAGTTAATCTATTTAGTATGGGTGCATCAAAGCTTACTCCATTATGCATAATGAATTGATCTATTTGTTTAGACCAATCTGCAAACTGGACACACTCTTCTCCAACCCATACCTTCTGCTTACCAGAAACAGAACTAGCTACTATGCAATGTATTTTAGTTGCATCAAAGCTATCTGTTTCAATATCAACTATTGCTTTTGTCATATGTCATATCCACTTGATAAATATCTTTTACATTAATATGGAAAAACAATTCACCTTTTTCTACATTTTTATTAGGGGCTTCTTTAACCTGACTAGATTCTACCACATCTGCTGGTATATGCCAAGCTTTCTTTAGATCTTTTCTGAATACAACGAAAGTAAATAGATCATCTTTATAATCTTTTCTCCATTTATCTATTAATCTTTTCTTTCTATAGGGTATTCGTAACTCAGTCCAGTTCTCAGGCCACTCACCTGTCCAACCATATTTTATTTCTACCTCATAGAAAGTTCTAGAGTCACCTCCATTGATAGTGCCTCTAATATCAAAGCCATAATCTTCAGTTGAATCTACAATTAAATCAGGTATCTTTTCTGCAAGCCATCCTTCCATAGCTTCAATAGCTATAGGATTAGACTTATCATACTCTGCTTTATCAAACTTAGCTCGATTATTTTTCATTAGTTAATCTCCATATTTTCAGGTCTAGAAAAAGATTTATTAACAATATAAAATTCTTCTGTTTGGGAATAACGATTTGGAATTACCTTCCTTTCACTGTTTAATACAGCATATATATTTGTCATTAGTGCCATTTTAAAATCAGATCTAAAAGTAACATAAGTAAAATCAAGACGTTGTTCTTTAGGTAGTTTTAAATACTCCACAACACTTTTCTTTTTTGTGGGAACAGAAAATTCATCTGCTTTACATACACTACAATTAAATTGATCTTCTGGTTTCATATGTGGTTGCCATTTATTAATAGTTTCTAATTCAAAAAGATAAGTTTTATTAATATCAGGATCAGTAACTCTAAGATCAATCCCAAAATTTTCTTTATCATCTATAATTAAATTACTATTTTTATGTAACAGCCAAGAACTCATAGCTTCTTTAGCTGGACTATCATATTTATCATAATCTTTTTTACTAAATGGTTTAGCTCTCATCATCATTCTCCATAAATGGGTTATCAACTTGAGTCATTCTACCAGATTCTTTATTGTAATGCAAGTAACAAGCTACTCCTGTATCTCCAGTATATCTATTCTTAAGAATACGAAGAGTAGTAGTGTTAGCTTCATGCTCATCTTCAGCTTGTTGATTACGTTCCAAAGCAACCACACTATCAGATAGATGGGCTATAGAAGCTGAACCTCGTAGGTGGGATAGAGATACTTCTCTACCATCCTCATGACCTCGATCTCCTGCTGGTCTTCTCAAGTGAGATACAAGCAATAGACCTATGCCTGTCTCCTCCACCAGTGATCTTAACTTGGTCATCAGAATATCAATAGACTTTCTTTCATCACCATTATCTTCTTGTCCTGATACCAGAATAGATAAGTGATCTAGAAATATCCACTTACAGTCTAGTGCTTTAGCCATATATCGAACACGATCTAGTATTTCATCGTTAGATATAGAACCAAAGTGATCGAAAGCAAAGAACCTACCAGAGTTAATAGTCTTATCAGCCCAATCTTGTAGCTGTTCCTTACTAAATCTTTCTCTGATCTCTCTAATATATAATCTTTCATCAGCTTCAACACTCATGATATTGAATGCTGTATTCTTGGTGTTCTCTTCCATAGCTAAGACACCAATGTTATCTAAAGTATTCGACATAATATGATGCATAAGCTCCCGAATGATACTGCTCTTACCCATACCAGCACCACTGGTAAAGCATATTAGTTCACCAGTTCTCATACCATAGGTCTTCTCATTCATCTTAGGCCAAGGATAAAGACAAGTCTCACAATAGTCTTCTTCAAACAATCTATCACCTAGATCAGCTAGATTAACTATACCTGCTGGTGTATAAGGCTTGGCATTCCACCATATCTTTGTGAAGTCTTCTCTTCTACCCATCTTAAGATACTCATTAGCATCTTTCAACTCAAGATTTACAATCTTGCATTTGTTAGGTTCAAACAGTTGAGCAACTAATTTAGATGCTTCTCTTCCGGGCTTATCGTTATCAAAACAGAGTACAATATTTTCAAATGTATTCAAATACTCTAACGATTGCTTACAATTATCTACTGCTGATGCTGCTCCATTCTTAATGGAGATAACAGGCCACTTACTACCCATCAATTCGTAGGCAGACATAGCATCAATCTCACCTTCACATACTGTGATGTACTTACCACCACCTGAGAAAATGTTTT